AGCCGCCAGCGGTCAGGCTCACGCCCTCCGGCAGGGTGGTCAGGCTGCCGAGGTCGAGGTAGCCGCCAGCGGTCAGGCTCACGCCCTCCGGCAGGGAAGTCAGGCTGCTGAGGTCGAGGGAGCCGCCAGCGGCCAGGCTCACGCCCTCCGGCAGGGTGGTCAGGCTGCCGAGGTCGAGGGAGCCGCTGACCTTGAAGGTCAGACCATCCCTCTCATAGGTGACGCCTCGGGCGTCAAGATGGAGAGCGAAGGCGTCGGCGGGGCTGGGCTTGGCGGGTTGGGTGGCGGACGGCATGGGGTGTCTCCCGTGGTGTGGAGACAAGTTTGCACATGCCGAACCTTGGCGCAACAGGAAAGTTTGCTCCTGCCGAACCCCTATACGTCAACGTCGGTCGTGTCGGGAATCGCGGGCGTTGACTCCCGGCCGGTCTCGCGGCGACTGTGAGTGCAACTCGGGGGAGTGGAGCAGTAAATGATGCGTCGTTTGCACTATTTCGCACAGCCTTTCTGGTCGGCCCGGATGGACCCGGCGCACCGCTACGAGTTCGCGTGCGCGGTCGATGCGGAGGAAGGTGGGGAGATACTGGCAACCGCCGCTGACGGCGTGCTGGTCTATCAGCAGGTGATTGACCCGGAGTCCGGGGCGCATGATGACCCGGAGATATTGGCAGTGCACGGCAGCGTGCCTAGCGGAGCCATTTGCATTGATGGCGACGCGCCCGCGCCGTGGTCTGCGGACGCCGCCTAACTACGCTGCGTCTCGTTTTGCCAGCCGCTCAGCCATATCCAGCACGGCGGCCCGGTCGCCATCCGGCAAGCGGTCGATTATCCGGTCCAGCTTCTCGGCATGTTCCCACATCGTGAACGGGTTCACGTCGATCAGCCGGCCGCCGCTGGTATTGACGACCAGAGACACCTTCTCGATCAGATCCCGGTTAAACCGCGTCGGCGGGCGGCCCGCTCGCACGGCGCCGGTTTCAAGGTCCGAGATGTAACCTTTCGAGTGGCCCAGCTCGGCTGACATGTCGTCCAGGGTCAACCCGCTAAAGTCGCGCCACGCAGCGAGATACCATCCGCTCGCTTGGCGATAGGTTTCATAAACCTCCATCGGCCGAGTTTTGCGGGCGTAGGTAACCATGTTTGCAGCATACGAACCGCGCCGCCCGACGTCGTTCAGCCTATGCCGAAAAATGCTATTGCCGAAAGGTTCGGCATATGCAAACCTCTCGACATGGAAACGACCACCCTTCGCAAAATCCAAGGCGAGAAGATCGCCTCTCTTCGCAAGCGTCTCGCTCTCTCCCAAGAGGCGTTCGCCGCCCGCGTCGGTTTGGCCAGCAAGGGTCATGTCTGTAACATCGAAAGCGGCAAGATCGGGGCCAGCGTCCGCGTGGCGCTGGAGATTGAGCGGCTGTCGGACGGTGAGATTCCCGCGTCCGACCTGAACCCCGACGTCGCATTGGTCACCCAGCATATCGCCGCCAACGACACGGCCCCGAAATCGGAGGCCGCGTGACGCCTCTCCCCCAAACGCAGCGCGCACCGACCCTCCCGCGCGCTGCGGGCCCTGTCGGGTTCGCCCCCCGGCCTGACGGGGCCAGCCCTTCTCACGGTGACCCCCGATGACTGACCAGACGCAGGTGATCCCGGCTGCGCGCCGGTTGCTGGGCCTCGGCGCCTTCCACGGCGCCGCCCAGGTCCTCTTCCACGCCGCCGTGCAGCGTGAGTCCGCAGAGGCTCGTGATCTCCAGCAGTGGTCCCCCGCCGGGAAAATCCCCCTCCGGCGCAAGGCCCAGAAACATCCTGCAGCCGCGAACGACAAACACGCCGACCCCTCCCAACAACCCGGCGGCACCGTCGCCTGAACTGACAAGCCGGTCATCCGGAAACCGCCACGGAACATCCGCCGAACATGCGCAAGACCCTGAGCCACCGCGAACACGCCCGCCTCGCCCGGGACCTGATCGACGCCTGCGGAGGCCTCGAAGAGGCGGCGAACGCCTGCCGGGTGAAGAAGTCGGCCCTGTCCGGCTACCAAAGCCCGACGGACGCTTCCTGCATGCCGGCGGACGTCATGGACGCGCTGGAGGAATACGCCGGTCAGGGCCCCACCTATTCCGGCGCGATTGCCGAACGACGGATGTTCCCTGTCCCGGCGGCGAGCCTGGCCGATCTGGCCTGCGAACTCTCGGAGCAGACTCTCGGGGCGCAATCGCTGATCCGCCACGCCCTCGCCGATGGACGTCTCAGCCCGCGTGAGATCGACCAGATCGCTGAGGCCGAGCGCGACGCCGAAGCCGCGCTGGAGCGCCTGAAGGCCGCCCGGCGCGCAATCGAAGCGGCGTACGTCCGCCCAACCTGACCACCACCAACGGGACCGACCGCCCCGTCTGAGCGGTCATCAAGGAGGGCCAGATGGCCAAGGCACTGAAGAGCGAAGCGGAGGCCCCCGACGCCGGGTCGGCACCGCAAATCCCGAACCGCAATGAGGAAGCCGTCTTCCTCTCGCACCTGAACAAGCTGCGCATGCAGGCAGCCAAGGCGGCGATCAAGAAGGCCGAATACGACGCCGAGAAGAACGTCCTCACCGACATGTTCCGGGACGCCAAGACCGACGGCTTCACCCGCAAGGAACTGCAGGCCATTCTGGACGACGGCGCGTCGAGCCGCCGTGATCTGACGGCCGAGGAAGAGCGCCGGGCCAAGCTGCGTTCGTGGGCGGGCTTGCCGGCCGGCACGCAGGCCGACCTGTTCGCCGCCCCCTCGCTGGCGCAGGACGAGGTCTTCGCTGAGGGGCAGGGCTACACCGCCGGACTTCGCGGCGATGACTCCACGATGCCCGACCACTTCCCGCCGCACCACGCGCCGGCGTTCCTTCGCGGCTACCACGCCGGGCAGGAGAAGCTGGTCTGGGCGATGTCGGAGGCCGGGACCAACCCGGAGAAGGTGGGCAGCGGCGTCAAGCTGTCGGGCCCCAAACTGGTCGCTGACAACGACGCGGCGGCCACCGACGGCGAAGACGCGGCCTGATGACCTCGGTGCACGCCTCCAACTATCGGCCGATCTTCACGCTGGATTTGGCGACGTGCACCGGCTTCTGCGTGGGCGAGCCTGATGAGCGACCGACCCTCGGCCACAAGCGGCTGAGGTCCACCGGCAGCGACGTCGGGTCGTTCCTCATCGAGTACGAAGAGTGGCTTTCAGACAGGGTCCGGGAGTTCACGCCGGGCATTATTGTGATGGAGGCGCCCATCCTCGCTTCGGGCGTAACGCCGCACGTCACCCGCAAGCTTCACGCCCAGGCCGGCATCACAGAGATGGTCGCCCGGCGAGCGGGAATCGAGTGCTGCGAGGTCTACCCCGTCACGATCAAGAAGGCCCTCACAGGGTCCGGCAGATCGAAGAAGCCTGAAATGGTCGCGGCAGCCCGCGCCTACGGCTTCGACCCCCAAGTGCCCGACGAGGCCGACGCCTTCGGGATCTGGCTGTGCGCGCTGCGCCTGCGCCACCCGACCCACGCCGGACGCTGGGACCCCATCAACTTTCAGACCCGGAGAGCGTCATGAACTACGAGCGCGCCAACCACAGATGGGACGACGCCCGCGACGCCCAGCTGACGCAGTTGTGGGCCGAGGGCCTTCCGATCGCCGACATCGCGGTTCGAATGTTCACGACCGTCGGCGCCATCGCTGACCGGCGGTATCTTCTGGATCTGCCGAAGCGGAAGAACCCGACGGGCTGGACGGACGAGCGGATCGAGACCGTCAAGCGCCTCTGGCTCGCGGGGCGGTCGGCCAATGAGATCGCCCGGGAGATGAACTGCGGCCTCTCCCGAAATGCCGTCATCGGGAAGGTGCATCGCCTCGGCCTGTCGAAGGCCGGCCGCGCCGCCTGCGCCGCCCCGGCTCCCGACGTCCGTAAGCGGACCTTCAACGCTCCGAAGGTCGCCCGGACCCACGTCCGCCCGCCGAAGCCAGGACCGCAGAACAAGCCTGCCGTGATCCTGGGGCCGTATCAGACCTCGACGCCGGAACTGCGCGCCGAACGGGCGGCCGAGGGTCGGGCCGCGAACGACAAGGTCGCCAAGGGCATGGGCGTCGACAGCCCGAACGCCCGGCCGTGGATGGAAGACCGGAAGCTGAACGAGTGCAACTGGCCCCTCGGAGCGCGCGGCGAGATCAAGTTCTGCTGCAACCCGGTCAAGGCCAAGGGCTGGTGCGCCGGCCACCTCGCCATCGGTGTCGCCCCGGTCCAGCCGCAAGCTGTGCGTCCGCGCGACGCCTCCCGCCTGACCCGCTTCGACCGGGTCGAGCGCGACGGTCCCGTCAAGCCCTACGTCGAGCGGTCGGTCTGGGATGATGCCAGAGCGGAGGCGGCGTGATGGAGTGGAAACGCGCACCGCTGGATGCTGACGGCGTCCGGGCGCTGGACTCGGTCACATGGCGAGCCTTGCCTCGCGACACGGTTCTCGCTGTCGCTGAGGGCTGGAACGCTGGAATGACGACGGCGGACATGGCTGCTGATCTGGGCTGTCGTCCGGCAAGCCTCCGCATCATGATCGGGCGATTGATCCAGTGCGGCGTCCCGATGCGGCGCGCAGTGACGCCGGGTCTGCCCGCTGCGCTCACACCGCCGCCCGCGCGATCACCTCTCGCCGATAGGATCGGGGCCGAACAGATGGCCCGCCTTCGCCGCCTCGCGCCCTTTGACAAGGCCGCAGCCCGCACGCTGGCCCTGATGGAACGGGGAGCGGCATGAGCATCGCCCACGACATCCGCATCGCCATGCTCAAGGCCGACGTGGTGGTGACCGAAACCGCCCGCATCGAAGGCTGCCTCCGCGCCATCCGCGACGTCGCCGGGATGCAGGGCGCCCAAGCCGCCGCCCAAGCCGCCCTGAAGCGCGTCTGCCGGGCTCACATGAACGACAATGATGGTTGGATAGCGTGATAGGACTGACCCCAAAACAGGCGAAGACCTTGGCCTTCATTGGCGCCTACGTGCGTGAGAACGACGGCGTTTCCCCGACCTTCGCTGAGATCATGGAGGCGGTTGGCATAGGGTCGAAGGGCGAGGTCCACCGAATGGTGTCCGCTCTTGAGGTACGCGGCCACATTCGGCGGCTCTATCATCGAGCGCGAGCGATTGAGGTCCTCTCGCCGGCCGCCCCCGGAAAGACGGCCGACGACGTCGCCGCGACGATCACCGGTCGCCTTTGGGCGCGCAAGGAGGCCGGCATCCCGATAACTCGGCCCGTCCTCTACGACATCGTCCGCGAGGCCCTGCGATGAACGGCAAGCAGGACTGGATGGCGAACCACGTCGACAAGCGGCGCGAGGCCCGTCAGACGAAGGCCGCCCGGAGCGCGCGGGCGATGACCATTCGTATGGAGGCGCGCAAGCTGATCGCTGCGGCGCTGAAGGATTTCGAGGACCCGGCCGAGGGTGCCGCGTTCCTGGGCGACGTGCTCGACATCACCGCCGAAGAGCTCCACCCTCGGATCGGCCGGGTTTCGGCTGCGACGGCCTTCAACTCCCGGGCTGCGGACATCTGCGCCACCTTCCGGCTTCACGTCGCTGTCGGTCGGGCTGCTGCTGATCAGGCCTTCGACAAACTGACCCGTCACGCCAACGACGGGGGCCAAGAGTGAACCGCCGCGACCTCGTCAGCTTCGAACAGTTCTACGCCGCCACCCTTCGCCGTGAGGCCAAGGCGCGGGCCAAACGATACCCGGCTGCGGCTGAGCGCCTGAACCGCTGGGCGGACGCTGCGGTCGCTCGCGCGGAGACCATTCGCTGCGGCCCGCTGTTCGAAGGGGAGAAGGCATGATGGACCCGCGCGACGAAGCGGCCTCGCTGCCCCACAACCTCGACAGCGAAATGGCCCTGCTGGGCATCCTGCTCTACGACAATGGCGCCTTGGAGCGCATCGGCGACCAGCTGCGCGGCTCGCACTTCTACGAGCCGTTCCATGGCCGCCTGTTCGACGCCATCTCGGGCGCCGGCGGGACCGGGCGCATCGCTGACCCGACGACCCTGGCTGACGACTTCGCGGGTGACCCCGGCTTCATCCAGTGGGGCGGTCAGAAGTACCTCGGCCAGCTGGTGGTCGGCGCCCCGCCCATGTCCGGGGTCAAGGACTACGCCCGGTCGGTCTATGACCTCGCCATCCGTCGAGACCTGATCCGCATCGGCCACGAGATCGCCGCCGAGGCCAGCGACCCGGAACTGTCCGCCCATGACCACGTCGCCAAGGCCGAGAGCGCCCTGTTCACCCTCGCTGAGAGCGGAGAGCAGGCGAAGACCATCCACACCTTCTCCGACGCCCTCGACGGCGCCATGGAGCAGATCGAGGCGGCGTTCAACCGGGATGGCCAGCTTGTAGGCCTCGCCACCCGTCTAGTGGACCTCGACGCCAAGCTGGGCGGGCTTCACCCCTCCGACCTTCTCATCATCGCCGGACGCCCGTCCGCCGGTAAGACCGCGCTGGCCACCAACATCGGCTTCAACATCGCCCGCGACTATCGCAGCGAGGCGGACCCGGACGCGCCTCTTGGCCGCCGCACCGTCGCCGGCGGCCGCGTGTTCTTCGCCTCGCTGGAAATGTCCAAGGAGCAACTGGCCCAGCGCATCCTTGCCGACGCGGCCGGGGTGTCGTCGGACAAGATGCGCAAGGGCCTGATCGACCGCGCCGACTTCGAACGGATCCGGGACGCCCGCGACCATATCCGCACCGCGCCCCTCCACATCGACGAGACCGGCGGCATCCACATCGCCAAGCTCTGCGCCCGCATCCGCCGGCAGCACCGCCGCGAAGGACTGGACCTCGTCATCATCGACTACCTGCAGCTGATCACGACCGGCGACGGCAGAGGCCAGCGGAACCGGACGCAGGAGGTCAGCGAGATCACCGGGGCGCTCAAGGCGCTGGCCAAGGAGCTCGGCATCCCGATCATCGCCCTGTCGCAGCTTTCCCGCCAGGTCGAGAGCCGGGACGACAAGCGCCCCATGCTGTCCGACCTGCGGGATTCCGGGTCGATCGAGCAGGACGCCGACTGCGTCATGTTCGTCTACCGCGAGGCCTATTACCTGAGCCGGTCCGAGCCGAAGCCCGGCAGCGAGGCCCACCTGACATGGTGTGAGGCCATGACCCAGGCCCGCCACGTCGCCGAAGTCATCATCGGCAAGCAGCGCCACGGCCCCATCGGGACCGTCCGGCTGTCGTTCGATGACGACACGACCAAGTTCGGGAACCTGGCCCACGACGGGCAGGAGCAGGCCGCCCGCGAGGCCACGTTCAGCTTCGGAGGGGCCGCATGACCCACCCCTACCTGCCGCTCTATGTCGACGACTTCGAAGCCGCGACGGCTCACCTGACCATCGAAGAGGACGGCGTCTACAACCGCCTCCTGCGCCTCTGCTGGCGCACGCCTGGATGCTCGATCCCGAACGAGCCGACATGGATTGCCCGCAAGATCAGGCTCTCGGCCGATGACTTCGAGCGGGTCGCCAAGCCGGTGATCGAGGAGTTCTTCAAGGTCCAGCGCGGACGCCTCATCCAGAAGCGGCTGAAGGAAGAGTACGACAACATTTCACGGAAGAAATCCGCGCGGAAAAAAGCCGGTTCGGCTGGCGGGTCTCAGAAGGCACTGAACGCAAAGGAAAACCCTCCTAGCAATGCTACGGTTTTGCCAGCACACACGCGCGCGTTTCCAGAACCATACCCAGAACCAGAAGGTAAGAAGGAAGCTAACGCTTCCTCTGTCGCCGGAGCGACGCCGAAGCCCAAGGCGAGGACCTACCCGGAGGCCTTCGAGGCCGCATGGAAGGCCTACCCCCACCACAAGGGCCGGTCGTCCAAGCCGAACGCGGCGGCGGCCTGGGCCAAGCTGCCGGCGGACGAGCGGGCGGGGCTGGTCGTGGCGATCGGCCGGTTCGCGCCGAACGTGGGCGAGACCTGCGGCGGCAAGGGCGCCCCGGACATGGCCGTGTGGCTCAAGGACGGGAAGCACCTGAACTGGGGGGTCGGTCAGGACGACCCCCTTTCGCCCGCCGCCCCGACCTTCAACGCCCCCGCGGTCCGGGCCAGCATCGTCCAGGCCACGGACGAGGACTTCGCCCGGAGCTACGTCGACCACTACTGCCGATGGGTCCAGAGCGGCCGGCGGCTGGAGGCCTCGAAGCCGGCCGTTCTGGCCATCCTGACCGGGCGGCTGTCCGCCTGGGCGAAGGCGAAGGACGTCACCATCGCGCTGGCGTCGGCCAACGACACCCCGCCCCTGTTTGCCGAAGAGGACGCGGCATGAACGTCGTGTCGCTCTTCGCCGGGATCGGCGGCTTCGAGCTTGGGCTGGAGCGCGCCGGGATGACCGTCGTGGCTCAGTGCGAGATCAGCCCGAAGTGCCGCCATCTGCTGCGCCACCACTGGCCAGAGGTTCAGCAGTTCGACGACGTTTGCACCATGCGCGCGGCGGACGTTCCGCACCGCGTCCACGTCATCTGCGGGGGCTTTCCCTGCCAAGACATCAGCTTCGCCGGGAAGGGCGCCGGCCTCGCCGGTGAGCGCTCCGGGCTCTGGAGGGAATATGCACGACTCATTGGCGAGTTTCGACCCGACTACGTCATCGTGGAAAACGTCGCAGCGCTCCTTGGTAGAGGACTTGGAGACGTTCTCGGAGACCTGGCCGCGCTCGGGTATGATGCGTGGTGGGATTGCATACCCGCTGCCGCCGTTGGCGCCCCTCACAGGCGCGACCGGCTCTGGGTTGTTGCCTACCCCAGAGGCGTCCAACACGAAGGCTACGGCGATGCGCTCCGGCGGGCGATCACCGAGGAACTTTCTCGCGCCAATCTGGCCTACGCCACACGGGTTCAGCGCGGACGGCCGGTCGAACGGCCCGAGTGGGAACGAGTTGGGCCGGGCGGTGAATCGCTCGCTCTGGGCGACGCCGCGAGCCTCCGATGGGATGGGGCATCCAATCCGCGATCCAGCGAACATCAAGAACGGGGACGCCCGTTCACGTCTGGAGGATCAGGTAGCGATCGAGGAAGGTCGCCCTGGTGGCTCTCTGAACCCGACGTGGGTCGAGTGGCTCATGGGGTTCCCGCTCGGGTGGACCGCCTGCATGGCCTCGGCAACGCCGTCGTCCCGCAAATCCCGGAGATCCTCGGACGCGCCATCATCGCCGCCGAAATGAGCATCGCCGCCAACGACCTCGCCCCTCTCCCCAAGGACACCGCCGCATGACCAGCAAAGCCGAACGCCGCCGTCGCCGCCAGAACCGTCAGGGCCCGTCGGCGCCGAGGGTCATCGGGGCGAACGACAACATCGCGACGGCGAACGACAACACGGCTGTCGTGGTGCGCGGCGTCGCCCTGAACAAGCGCCAGGCCCGGGAGATCGACGAGGCCGAGGCCCAGCTGCGCAGCCCGGACCTTGAGACCCGGAAGGCGGGCCGGGACCTGATGGCGAAGGTCAACCGTGAGATCGACACCGAGCTTGAGCGCCGGGTCCGGGTTGAGAGCGAGGCCGAGGCCGAGGCGGCGGCTGCAGCGCGCGGCGACCGGATCGCGCGGGGCGACGACGGCACGCTCACTCTGTCTCGCGACGGGCTGGAAACCCTCTCGGCCCAGCGGAAGCGCGCCGACGGTTTCCCGATCCCGCCCTTGCTGACCCGGAACCAATACGCCGCCGGGCTCCGCTACCGCCACGACTACGAGATGGCGGACCCGGAGAAGAAGCTGACCCCGCCGGACCCGGAGCGCGTCTCGTCGCACGGCGGCGGAGGCGAAGGCTGGGCGGAGAAGCAGATGGAAATCCAGCGCCGGATCTGGACCATCCACCTGATGATCGCCGGGATCGAGGTCCGCGAAGGCGAGCGGTCCGCAATGCCCGCCCTGCCGGAGCGCCACCCCGCCCGCCGGGCCATCCACGTCCTCAACGAGGTCGCGGGCAAGGGGACGAACCTGTGGAACCTGTCCCGGTCCGGGTCGGTGCGGTTCAGGAACGCGGAGGCGCTGAAGGTGGCGCTGGACTGCTGCGCGATCGTGTATGGTCTCGACTGATGGCGCCGCGAAGCGGGAGGATGCAACATGACCTACAAGGCGGGATGGACATACACGAGCACCGACTGGTCGCAGGCCGAAATCGAAGCGACTGCTTCGGGCGGGGTTGTGAACATCGCCGTGACCGACGAACACGCAATGGACAGCTACAACGCCACCTTCACCTGTGACATTGCCCTGCCTTTCGACAAGGTCGCTGAGCTTCATGCCTTCCTCGGCGCTTTCCTTGACGTAGATCGGGCGGCCTGACCTCCAAGCGGACGTAGCTCAACTGGATAGAGCATCGGACTTCGAATCCGAGGGTTGCAGGTTCGAGTCCTTGACAGGGACACGCAAGCGTGCGCACAAGCCAGAAGCGCAAGACGCGCCCCAGCACCCTCCGGCCCCGGCCCGAGGGTGTTTTTGTCTCCATCCCGACCCCGAACCAAGCCCGCGCCACGGCAATACGGCTGGATCAGGAAGGCGGAGACGAGCCCCTACCAACCAACAGCCTGTGAGGCGCGACATGATCCGATGGTTCAGGTCCTTGTTCGCGTGGCGCGAGGTCCGAAACAGCGGCGTCTGGTCTTACTTCGAGAACGATGTGACAGGCCGACGCAAGGCGCAGCGTATCTCCGGCAGCTATCAGCCTCTCGACTTCGACTGGCTGAACGAGCCTATGAGCCATCCTGTCGTTGACGGGCGGCCCGCATGGCGTTCCGCACAGGGCCAGAAACACACGCCCTATTTTCTCTGACGGACGACCCGAGACGGGCTATAACAAGCGGGGCCACACGGTGCGTCAACACCAGTGCAGCCCCTAACCGCAACCGATCCTTAGGAGATCAGGCCATGGCTACTGCGGCACTAACGCAGAATTTCTTTGAGCGCCACCGCGACAAGATCGATGTCGCCGGGCCTGACGGATGCTGGCTCTGGACGGCGTACAAGGACGGGTGGGGCTACGGAACTGTTAAGGCGCGAGGCAAGAAGCGGAAGGCCCACCGGGAGGCCTACGAGGCCGAGCATGGTGTGGGGTCGGCTGACGGCGTCATGGTCCGCCACCGCTGCGACACGCCCGCCTGCGTCAACCCGGCTCACCTAGAGATCGGCACGCACGCCGAGAACATGCGGGACATGGCCGAACGCGGGCGGCGGGTCACTGGCGAAGCTCACGGCTGCGCCAAGCTCACTGAAGATGAAGTCCGCACGATCCGCACGATTCACGTTCCCCGCCACCGCGATCTCGGACAAAAGGCGCTCGCCAGACGGTTCGGTGTGGCGCCGACACAAATCAGCAAGATCGTGAACCGGGAACGCTGGGCGCACGTCGCTTAGCGCCCTCACCAAGCTCGCCCCGTCCCCGCGGTGGACGATCATTCAAAGCCCGAGCGCAGCGACCCGAGGCGCGGACGGGGCGAACACCACACCGGAGGGACGAATGCCCGCCCTCGAAAACGCCCGCCATGAGCGGTTCGCCCAGGAGTTGGCGAAGGGTGAGACGGCCACGGCCGCCTATGCCACGGCCGGCTACGAACCGAACGACGGCAACGCCGCCCGGTTGAAAGGAAATGAAAGGATCGAGGCGCGCGTCGCTGAAATCCTCGGCCGGGCCGCCACCCGGGCGGAAATAACCGTCGCCGACATCTCCGAACGCCTGCTGAAGATCGCCGCCAAGGCTGAGGGAAAGAGCGATGCTCCGATGCTGTCGGTCGCCCGCGCCACCCTCATGGACGTCGCCAAGCTGAACGGCCTCGTGGTCGACAAGCGCGAGATGTTCGGGAAGGGCGGCGGCCCCATCGAATACGCCAACCTGACGGAGGCCGAGATTGACGCTCGCCTCGCCGCTCTCAATGGAGACGCTGACACGGCTGCCCCTTCCCCAGAGGCGTGAGGCCCTTGCCCTGCTCGAGCAGAAGGCGCGGCTGAAGCGGGAACGGGAAGAGCGGGAGCGCATCGAGGCCGAGGCCGGAGGGTGGGAGGCCGAGAAGGCACGCTGCGCCGCCGATCCGCTCTACTGGTTCGACAAATACGCCTGGACCTATGACCCGCGCCTCGTCGGCAAGCCCGGTGGCGCCTTCGTCCCGTTCAAGCTCTGGCCGAAGCAGCGGGAGTTCATCACCTGGCTGAAGGCCAGGGTCGATGCGGCCGAGGAAGGGCTCGGAGAGAAGAGCCGGGACGTCGGAGTCACCTACCTGTGCGGTGGCTTCGCGCTCTGGGCTTGGCTGTTCATCCCGGGCTTCAAGACCACCTTCGGCTCCCGCAAGGTGGACTACGTCGACAAGAAGGATGACCCGGACAGCATCTTCGCCAAGGTGCGGATCATGCTGTACCGCCAACCGCCGCAGTTCCTGCCGGCCGGCTTCAACCGCGGTGCCCACGACAACTACATGCGGATCACCAACCCGGAGACGGGCTCGGTCATCACGGGCGAGGGCGGCGAGGACATGGGCCGGGGCGGTCGCTCCTCCATGTACGTGGTCGATGAGGCGGCGTTCGTCGCCAATGCCGAGACGGTCGAGAAGGCGCTGTCCGGCAACACCGATTGCGTGATCTGGGTCTCCTCGGTCAACGGCATGGGCAACCTGTTCGCCCGCAAACGCCACTCGATCCTGAAGCCGCACCAGATCTTCCGCCTCCACTGGCGCGACGACCCCCGCAAGACCGAAGAGTGGGCCGCGGCCAAGGAGGCCAGCTTCTCCGACCCAACGACCTGGGCCTCGGAATACGACATCGACTACTCGGCCTCGGTCGAGGGCATCTGCATCCCGGCCATCTGGGTCGAGAGCGCGAAGAGGCTGGCGGCGCTGGAACCGCGGCTAAAACCGTCCAACGCCGTCCGCCTCGGGCTGGACGTCGGCGCCGGCAAGTCCAAGTCGGTCACCATCCCGAAGGCAGGGCCAGTGGTTCTCACCCCTCGCTCGCGAGGCGCGCCCGATACGACCGAGACCGCGCACTGGGCCTTGGACATCGCCCGAGAACTCGGCGCGAACGAGCTCAACTTCGATGCCCCAGGCGTCGGCGCCGGCGTCTCATCCACCCTCACGCACAATGAGGTCGAGGGACTGAAGGTCACGCCCGTCAACACGGGCCTGCCTCCGACAAAGCGCATCTGGCCGGACAAGCGCACGTCGGAGGAGATGTTCGGGAACTCCAAGGCCGAGATTTGGTGGCTGTGCCGAACCGATCTGCAGCGGACCCACGAGCACGTCGCCTTCCTTGAGGGCCGTGAGGGCGGCGTCGAACACCCGGTCACGGACCTTCTGGCGCTGCCTTCCGGGTGCAAGGACAGCGACGCCCTCTGCCTTCAGCTCTCGCTGGTGAAGTGGGGCCGCAACGAGAAGGGCAAGATCGTGATCGAGACGAAGGACGCCCTGAAGCGCCGAGGCATCGCATCGCCTGACTACGCGGATGCGCTGATGCTGGACTACATCGACCCGCCCTCCCCTCCCCCTTCCGCCCTGTTCGGCACCTACGGCACCGCAAGGGGATAGCATGGCTACGACCACGACCCCCGACAGCACGTCGTCTGACTACCGGGCGGTCTCACCGGAGCGGCGCGCGCAGAAGCGGGAGGCGGCGAGACGGTTCCGGGAACGACACGGAGCGCGGGTCCGGGCAGAGGCGGCCGAGAGGCTGGAAAAGAACCGGGAGGCGATCAACCGTAGGCGTCGGGAGCGATACGCTCAAAACCCGGACCCTGTTCTCGCGCGGAACGCCACGTGGGCGGCCGCCAACCCCGAGAAGCGCAAACGCAGCGCCGTAGCGGTTGCCCGCATCAATGCTCTGAGAAGGGGGCAAAGGGAGGCAAATACGGCGCGGGTCAGGGCGTGGCGCGATAAGAACCGAGAGTCCGTTCGATCATATACCCGAGCGTATGAGGCTCGCCGGATAGCGACGGACCTGGACTTCCGGCTCCGAAAGGCTGTGCGCAATCGTGTGCGCGCGGCCCTCAAGGGGGTCACCAAACGACATCAGAAGTTCGATCTCATCGGTTGCTCCGTCGAGCGCCTTCGCGCGCATTTGGAGTCGCTGTTCGCGCCCGGAATGTCGTGGGACAACTGGTCCGCTACCGGATGGCATATCGACCATATACGCCCCCTCGCGGCCTTCGATTTGACAGACGACGGCCAACTCCGGCGCGCCTGTCACTGGACGAATTTGCAGCCCCTCTGGGCCAAAGACAACCTGTCTAAGGGGGCGTCCATATGACCGCTAAAGCCCCGGACACCAAGTCCAGCGACCATATCGCTATGGAGGGCTTTTGGACCCAGGTCGCGACCATCATGGGCGGCGCCGCTGCAATGCGGGAGGCCGGCGAGACCTATCTTCCGAAGTTCCCGAACGAGACGGAAGCGGACTACGAATACCGGCGCGAGAACGCCAAGTTCACCAACATCTACGCAGACATCGTCAACACGCTGGCGTCCAAGCCGTTTGGCGAAGAGGTCGGGCTGACGGACGACTCGGCCTCCGACGCCATCAAGGCCCTGATCGAGGACATCGACGGGCGCGGCAACCACCTCCACGTCTTCGCCGCCAACTGCTTCTTCGCCGGGATCAACGACGCGGTCAGCTGGATCCTGGTCGATTACACCAAGGCCCGCCAGCGCGCCGACGGCCGGCCCCTGAGCGTCGTGGACGAGCGCAACCAAGGTCTTCGTCCGTATTGGGTCCATATCCCGGCGAGCCGGATGCTGGCGGTCTACACCGACGTGATCCGCGGCAAGGAGACGTTCGTTCACGCCCGGATCAGCGAGTCCTTCGTCCGCCGCAACGGCTTCGATGAGGTCGCCATCGAGCGGGTGCGAGTGCTGAACCGGGAGCCGATCTACGAGGCGCTGGACGACGGGACGGTGACGGACGTGGTGGTCGACTACGCCCCGGCCACCTTCGAGGTCTGGCAGAAGACCGGCACCTCGCGAGGCAATGCGACCGGCTGGTCGATCGTGGAGTCGGGGCAGGTCACGCTCGGCGAGATCGCCTTGGCCCCGTTTATCACCGGCCGCCGGATCGAAGGGTCGTGGCGCTTCACTCCTCCGATGCGGGATGCGGCCGACCTGCAGATCGAGCACTACCAGCAGGAGACGGCGCTCAAGTCGATCAAGGAGTTGACGGCCTTCCCGATGCTGGCGGGCAATGGCGTCGCCCCGGCGATGGACAACGGCAAGCCCGCCCCGGTTCCGGTCGGCCCCCGCGCCGTCCTCTACGCCCCGCCCTCGGGAGATCAGGGCGCGCACGGCGAGTGGACCTTCATCGAACCCACGGCCGAGAGCCTGAAATTCCTCGCTGAAAGCATCGACGCGACGGAGAGGCAGCTTCGCGAGCTCGGTCGCCAGCCCCTGATGACCACCTCGGGGATCACGGTCGTCGCCGCCTCGTTCGCCAGCCAGAAGGCCTCGTCGGTCCTCAAGGCGTGGGCGCTGGGCCTGAAGGACGCGATGGAGCAGGCGCTCAAGCTGACGGCGAAGTGGCTGTCTGATCCGAGCGAGCCGACCATCAACTGGAACCTCGAAGACCTCGACCTGGCCCTGAACGACAAGGACGGCCAGACTACCCTGACGGAGGCCCGCAAGAACGGCGACCTGTCGCAGGAGACCTACTGGGCCGAGCTTCAGCGCCGGTCGGTCCTGTCGGCGGACTTCGACGCCGACGAAGAGCGGACCCGCCTCGAGGACGAGATGCCGGACCCGGATAGCGAGGATGACATCCGCAGCGCGCTTCCCCCGGTCGACCCGCAAGCCCCGCCTGAGCCTGACCCGATAGAGGACGCGCCGTGAGCAGGCGCTTCCGGGGCTCCTTCGTTCACCGCAAGGCGCACGTCTCCGACGCTACGCTGGGCGAGGGATGCCTGATCTGGCAGTTCGCCTCGGTGACGCGCGGGGCGGTGCTGGGCAAGGAGTGTTCGGTCGCGCCGGGGGCCATGCTGGACGGTTGCCGGTTCGGTGATCGCTGCCGGATCGGGCCGAGCGTCAGCATGGGGCCGGGCTTCGTGGTTGGTGACGATGTCTTTATCGGGCCATCCGTCACTTTCGCGAACGATGCGTGGCCATCAGCCGACAAGACTGGCTTCGACGCGGATGCTCTCCGCTCCGGCGAGTTCGTCACCATCCGGGTCGGGGACCGGGCCATCATCGGGGCCAATGCGGTGATCCTGCCGGGCGTGACCATCGGGGCGGATGCGGTTGTCGCGGCCGGCGCCGTCTGCGGCCGGAGCGTGCCGGACGGTCACCTGTTCATGCGAGATGGGTCAATCGTTCCGGTTCAGCCCGCCATGCGGAAGCGGCGGATGCGGAGGGCGAAGTGAGCGCCGCTATGAGGCTCGCCCTGTTTCGCCGAAGCCGCCTACAGCCACAAAGCCCGACTGCAAATCAGGCCGGCTATAGTAGCTCACCGCGAGGCCCCCGGGGCGCTGGCGGAACACTGTCGCCGTCAAGCGGTCGGAAGTCAGCGCGCGAACCTCTTCAAGCCGGCCCTCGGCGTCGGCGCACCATGAGACGACTGTCATCCCGGCGGACTCAAGGTTGGAAACAAAGTTTGGCGCTTCAGTCATGATCATCACCGGAGATTTGCGGCTGGATGGTAGCAACCAATGATCTCCGTCGCCACCCTTCTCTGGGACCCGAACGCCGCCTCTCAGGGCTTCAGCCGCGTCTACAACGATGAGTGGGTGATCCGCCTCTGCAACGGCTTCGCCCGCAACCTGACGGAGGAGTTCCGCTTCGTCCTCTACACCGACCGGGAGCGTGGTCTGCCGGCCTGCATCGAGCAACGCCGGATCAAGGCTGCCAAGCCGGACTATGGGACATGCATCGAGCCGTATGAACTGAGCGCCGACGGCCCGATGATCCTCGTCGGCCTCGACACGCTGGTGATCGGCAACATCGACCATCTGGCCCGCTCCGCCGCCGAACGGACGACGCTGGGCCTGCCCCGTGACCCCTACAGGCCGTCTCAGGCCTGCAACGGCGTCGCGCTAGTCCCGCAGGGCATGGAGCGGGTCGCTTCGGAGCATCGGGGCGAGAACGACATGGAGTGGGTGCGCCGCTTCCCCCACGCGATGCTGGACGATGAGTGGCCCGGACAGGTCGTCTCGTGGAAGGGCCACGTCGAACGCCACGGCGCAGGGGATGCGCGGATCATCTACTTCCACGGCGAGCGCAAGCTGCACCAGCTGGCCAGCCACCCGATCATCCGGGAACACTGGCGGTGAGGCTGGTCCTCGTTCTGGGCGGTGCCCGGACCGTGTGGGAAGACGTTGAAGCCGCCCTTGACCTGACCGAGGTCCAAGGGATCGTCGCCTGCAACGATGTCGGCGCGGCGTGGCCCGGCGATCTGGACGGCTGGGCGACCCTTCACGGCGAGCATATGGCCCGCTGGGCTGCGGAGAGGGCACGGGCCGGCTATCCGCCCTGCCCTGTCATCCTCGGCCACACCGAGCGCCGAGCCGGTCGTCACTTCCCGGCCCTGACCGGCACGACCGAGTTCAAGTTCCCGGGCCAGACGCAGTCCGGATCCTCCGGCCTCTTTGCTCTCAAGGTCGCACTGACCGACCTTGGCTTCGACAAGGCTATCCTTTGCGGCGTCCCTATGGAACCCGCCGGCAAGCACTTCTTCGACGCCAAGGAATGGCGCGGGGCCCATGCGCACAAGCAGGGCTGGAAGGAGGCGCTGCCAGAGGTCGCGACCCGGGCCCGCTCGATGAGCGGCTGGACCGCGGACCTTCTTGGTCAAGTGACCGAGGACTGGCTGACGGGGTGATCCCGTCCGTCGAACCGCGCGGGAAGCGCACAACCATCCGGGAAGGATAACCCCATGGCCATCAAAGCCATTCTAGACAAGATCGAAGACGCGCCGGACGGCCTGCGCGAGCACTACACCGAGACCGACGGCAAGTTCGTCCTCACGGTCGAGCCCGTCGGTGGGTTCGCCCTTGAGGATGTCTCCGGCCTGAAGTCAGCACTGGGCAAGGAACGCACCGCCCGTGAGACGCTGGAGCGCGACGTCGTCCGCTTCAAGGACATCGACCCGGACAAGGCCCGCACCGCTCTCACCGAGCTGGAGGAACTGAAGAAGCTCGATCCGACCGCAGAGGCCGACAAGATCGCCAACACCAAGTTTGAGGCAGCGAAGACCCAGTTGCTCGAGAAGCACGGCGCAGACATCGGCGAGCGAGACGCCCGCATCAAGACCCTGACCGGTGCCGTGGACGGCCTGGTCCGGGAGCAGCGTGCGACCGCCGCCATCGCGGAAGCCAAGGGCGCCGTTGACCTGCTCCTTCCCCACGTCCTGCGCTTCACCCGCACCGTCGAGAAGGACGGCAAGTTCTCCGTCGAGGTCATCGACGCCGACGGCAATGGCCGCATCGCCGACTCCAAGGGATCGCCCATGACGATCAAGGATCTGGTCGCCGAGATGCGCCAGTCCGACACCTTCGGCCGCGCCTTCGATGGCGAGGGACATTCCGGCACCGGCAAGCAGCCGGACACTCCCGGCGGCGGAAGCCAAAAGGGCGACTTCGGCGGCAACGCCGAGGAACGCAAGGCGGCCATCGCCAAGAGGTTCAACCTCAAGGAATAGGCGCTCCGGCGCTTCAGAAGACGACTGGGTTCTCGGGACGAGGGCCAGCGAACCCACAGCGCGCCGGGAAGGCCGCGTCACCCGAGAAACATTCCCCCCATCATCTCTGAATAAGGACTGCCCACCATGTCGCTTTCGCAAATGAAGGTGTTCAACGAATACATCATGCCGGCGACCATCGAGACGCTGGCTCAGATGGTCGAGAAGTTCAACGCCGCCTCCAACGGCGCCATCCGGCTGACCACGACCGGCTTCGACGGCGACTTCCTGCAGGAGTCGTTCTTCGCCGCCGTTCACTCGGCCCAGCGCCGCGTCGATCGCTACGCCTCCAACGGCACCGCCTCGGTCACCGACCTGTCGGAACTGAAGCGTTCGGCCGTCAAGGTGGCCGGCGGCTTCGGCCCGATCCGCTACGAGCCCTCGCAGCTGACCTGGCTGAACCGCCCGACCGCTCAGGGCATCGAGGTCGCCTCGCGCAACTTCGCCGAGGCGATGCTGAAGGACCAGCTGAACACCGCCATCGCCGCCCTCGTGGCTGCCATCGCCAACCAGTCGACGGCCAAATACGACGGCATCGCTGACGTCAGCCCGAACGTCGGCATCAGCTACGCGACCATCAACAAGTCACATGCCAAGTTCGGCGACCACTCCAACTCCCTCGTGGCCGAGGTGATGACCGGCAGCGTCTACCACAAGCTGATCGGCCAGAACCTCTCCAACGCGGTCCAGTTGTTCCAGGCGGGCAACGTGACGGTCGTGGACATCCTCAACAAGGCCGTGATCGTCACCGACGCCCCGGCCCTCTACGAGGACGCCTCGCCGCTGGACAAGGAGAAGGTGCTGTCGCTGGTCGAGGGCGCCGCGGTCGTGTTCGATGGCGGGGACATCGTCTCCAACATCGAGACCTCGAACGGCAACCAGCGCATCGAGACCACGATGCAGGTCGACTACACCTTCGGCCTCGGCCTGAAGGGCTACACCTGGGACGAGACCAACGGCGGCAAGTCGCCGACCGACGCCGAACTGGCGACCGGCTCGAACTGGGACCTCGTGTCCAGCTCGATCAAGCACAGCGCGGGGGTCATTGCGATCGGCGACGCCACCGTCGCCTGATCTGACTAGGTTATCGGCGGGTCCGCCTGTAGTATGGGCGGACCCGCCGAGACTCTGACCTCTCGGACGGGCCCTAACCAAGCCCGACCGTATGAGGATCGAGATGGCTTTCACCCGTATATGCTCCGTCGATGGATGCGACAACGCCGGCCGCATCACTGCCGGATACTGCTCCATGCACTACCAGCGCCTTCGTCGCCTCGGGCGGATGGACGGCTTGGACAGGCCTCTCGCGACACGCGGAGAGCCACAGCGATTTCTTCGGGCGGCATTCGACCACTCCGACCCAGACGCCTGCCTGATCTGGCCGTATGCCAAGGACCTAGAAGGGCGCGGAAGAGTGAACTTCGGCGGGCACAGGTCCCGCCTCGTGCACCAAGTGGTCTGTGAGGCTGTTCACGGACCGCGACCGACGCCCGATCACGAGACGGCCCACTCTTGCGGGCGCGGAGATGAAGCCTGCTGCAGCCCTCATCATGTGCGCTGGGCGACACACGTCGAGAATGAAGCCGACAAAGCGGCCCACGGAACGTCGCAGCACGGCGCCAACAATCATCGCGCAAAGCTCTCGCCAGACGACGTCAGGCAGATCAGGGCGCTCTCTGGAAGCGTATCACAGCGCCAAATCGCCAAGCGGTTCGGCATCAACCAATCGGCCGTCAGCCTGATCCAGAGGGGTCATCGCTGGGCCGAATAGGAGCCCGGCATGTCCAACGCCATCGAGTTGATCTACAGCCAGCAGGCCTCCGACTTCGTCCCCGGCCGCGCCTATTCGAACCCCCGCTTTTTCACCACGCCTCGCTCCGGCGTCTCCAAGGTGTTCCTTGTCGGGGACTGGCCTGAAATTCGCGCCGCCTACGAGAACATGGGCGTTCCGGTTGAGCAGCTGGGCGCGGCGCCGGCACCTCCAGCACCGCCGACCGGCCTGCCGAAGCCAGCCGAAGACCCGGCCGCCGTCGCGATCCCGGCCGACTGGAAGGATCTGGCATGGTCCAAGCCGAATGCCGACGGCCTGACCCTTCGCGGCCTCGCATCCAGCCTTTCCGCCACCCCCATCCTGAACAAGGAACACGCCTACGCCTGCATCGAGGGCGAACTGGCGCGGCGTGAGAAGGCCGAGACCGTCGATCAGCTAGACGTGCCCCATCCGGACGCCTGCGGCCTGACCCTGCGCGAGCTGCACGCCGACCTGACGGCCCTCGGTGTCCAATGGGATGACGACGCGACCCCGGCGCAACTGCTCGCTGAGCGCGACGAGGCCCGGATGCTGGCTGAGGCCGGCTGACCATGGCCAAGCGCCCCATGCCGAACCCGGCCAATGAGATGGTCTGGCTGGACAGGGGGTGGCAACCGGCCTTCATCGGCTTCTGCCCGTCCAAGGTGGCGTGGCGCAAGGCGATGAAGGGCCTGGACTGCGCCGACGAACCGTATCCGGGCGGCGCGGGGAGGATGACCAGCTTCGAACGCAAGCGCGACGGACAGTTGACCCTGATCGTCACCTTGGGCGAAGGCGCAGAGAAGCATCAGAGGCGGGTCGAGATTGCCGGGCTTCTGGCTCACGAGGCCACCCACGTCTGGCAGTATGTCCGCCGCAACATGGGCGAGGACAGCCCGTCCGCTGAATTCGAAGCCTACTCCGTGCAGGCCATCTTCCAAGGCCTCTATCAGGCGTGGCTCGACACCCGCGCGCCTGCCGAAATGCTCGCTGCTGGCGCTGTCCGAGAGAAGGTCTGAACATGGCCCTGACCGTCACCCCCGGCTCCGCCTCCGCCGACGCCTTCGTGTCGGTCGCGGACTGCGACGCCTATTGCGAGGCCCATGGGCTGACGGACTGGACCGGGACCGCGGACTCGCCGGCTGACCTCAAGGAAGCCGCCATTCGCCGGGCAACGGCCTATCTGTCCAACGCCTTTTCGTGGAAGGGCTACCGGGTCAACGGGCGTTCGCAATCTCTCGCGTGGCCCCGTGCCGACGTTGAGGACGCTGAGGGTGAGACGGTCGACGAAGACGCCATCCCGGTCGAGATCGTTCAGGCCTGCTGCCACATCGCAGCGGCTGAAGCGGCCAACCCCGGCGTGATGAACCCCAGCGTCGATCTGACGGCCCGGATCAAGCGCGAGAAGATTGGCCCCATCGAGACGGAATACGCCTCGGTCCCCAACCAGGCCGAACTGGCCCGGCCGGTCCTGCTGGTGGTCAACGACCTCGTCGGCGGCCTAATCGCGGGCGGGACCAATGCTCTGGTCGGGACGGCGGTTCGGTCGTGACCACGTTCAACTACGCCCGGCCGCTTGCGTCAGCCAACAGGCTGATCGCCAAGTTCGGCCAGTTGGGCGCCATCCGCCGCGCCGGTGAGCCGACAGGACCCGACTACGACCCGACCCCGGGCGTTGACGTCGACCACGACGCTCACATGGCGGTGCTGGACTATGACAGCCGCGACGTTGACGGAACCCGGATCCTGGCGACGGACAAATACGTCCTCGTGGCAGTCGGGACGCTCCCCATAGAGATCGGCCTGTCCGACAAGGTGGTTGAAGCCGACGGAACGGTGTATAGCATCGTCCCTCCGCTGAAGCCGTTGAGCCCGGCGGGGACTGTGGTCCTATACGAGATTCAGGCGAGACGCTGATGGTTCAACCGATCAAGAGGCCGGAACCGCCCCTTCCGGTTCGCGTCGAGTATGTGAAGTTCACAGCCCTTCCCCCTGACCGCAGGCCTGATCGCGTCAAGGGCAAGTGGGCTTGACTGACCACAGGCACTCCGCCGTCCTCGCCGCTGCGGCGTGGAAGGACTTGAGCGCGAAGACGCACGCCTATCAGGCCGCCATCCTCCGTGGCGACGATGCCGGGGCCGAAGCAATCCGGCAGGAGGCCCACGACATGCTGGACACCTGCATGGACATGAACCAGTCCGTGGCCCGCGCTACTCTGGCGATCATCGGCCGCTAGACCAATGGCCAGAACCCGGTCGCAAAGGCAGGCCTATGCCGACCTGCTGGCGCGCTATGGCAAAGAGATCGCCGACGCCTTCCTATCGGCCATTGACGACATCACCTCGGCTGCGGAGTTGCAACGGCTTACAGCAGCCATAGAGGCGGGCCAGATCGAAGAGGCGCTGGAGGCGCTCCACATCGACCCGGCGGCCTACAACGACATGCTAGACGCGATCCAGCGCAGCTACAACGAGACGGGGCGGATCGCGACGGACGCCCTGCCGAAGCGAGGGCCGGACGGAACGGTCCTGACCTTCCGGTTCGATGGGCGCAATCCGGCAGCGGAGCGGTGGCTTTCGGACCATTCGTCCCGGCTGGTGACGCGGATTGTCGCGGATCAACGGGAAGCCGTCAGGTCGGCCTTGCGGGCGGGGATGGCAGCGGGCGACAACCCCCGCACTACGGCGCTGCGCATCGTCGGGCGCATCAACTGGGCGACCGGCCAGCGAACCGGCGGCATTGTCGGCCTCTCTGGCCCGTATGAGGAATACGTCAGGTCAGCCAGGATCGAACTGGCGTCTGGCGACCCCGCCCTGCTGCGGAACTACCTGAACCGAGCCGCCAGAAACAAGGTGTTCGACCGATCGGTCATCAAGGCCATCAACGACGGCACGCCCATCCCGGCGGAGACGATCCGAAAGGCCACGACCACCTACAGTTCGTCGCTGCTGAAGCGGCGCGGCGATCATATCGGCACGAACGAGACCTTCTCCGCACTGGAGGCGGCCAAGGAAGAGGCTCACCGTCAGGCTGTCGAAAGCGGAAAACTGGCCGCCGATGACATCACCAAAATCTGGCGCCACCTCGGCAACGAGAACGCCCGGATGGACCATGTCGCCATGTCGGGGAAGTCGGTTCGGTATGACCGGCCCTTCACCATGCCGGATGGGACGCAGATGCGGTTCCCCCACGACCCGGCCGCTCCAGTGAAGCACACGGCGGGATGCCATTGTCAGACCGACTACAAGGTGAATTTCTTCTCGCGGCTGAGGTGATCCGGTGAAGCTGTGCGGAGACGGCGTGACTCGCCACGTTCTGCTTGTCGGCCCCTACGCGATCAAGGTTCCGCGCCTTAACTACGGATGGGGAAAGTTCCTGACCGGCCTTCTCTGCAACATGCAGGAACGGATGATGGGGACGCTTGGCTTGGACGCCCTCTGCCCCGTCGTCTGGTCGATCCCCGGCGGATGGTGCGTGGTGATGCGGCGCGCGCGCATCATGACCGACGAAGAGTTCGACGCCTTTGACGTTGAGGCGTTTTTGGACCGCCCGGACTACTCAGTTCCTGCCGAGCGCAAGTCAAACAGCTTCGGGTGGCTAGGCGACCGGATTGTGGCCATCGACTACGGGAGCTGACCGCATGGCTCAAGGCAGCTTCGAGGCCAAGGTCACAGCGTGGGTTCGGGCATCGAAGGAGCGCATGGTCGCGGTTCGCAATGACGCGGCGCAGGAGATCATCTCGATAGCCCAGAAGCCCGGGCCGTCAGTCGCCAATCCGGCCAACTCCGGCGGCGGGGCGATGCCTATCTCGACCGGGTACTTAAGGTCATCGCTCGTCGCCACCATCGGCACGGACCTTCCCGCCCTACAGGACAACCCTAACCCGGACGGCAAGTTCAGCTTCGACCAAAGCACGGTCAACCTGACCATCGCCGGGGCTGACATCAACGCACCGATCACGGCGGCGTATTCCGCTCGCTACGCCCGGGTGATGGAAAATCGCTACGCCTTCGTCCGGCTGGCGGTCCAGCAATGGCCGAGGGTCGTCGCTCAATCCGCTGCAGCCGCCGAGGCTTACGTCAAATCGCGAGGCTGACCTATGGCAGATGATCCCGACATCGCCCTCGCACTGTTCGCGCGGGTAGCGACCCTCGTTGTCTCGTCGCCGAACCTGCCGATCGATTACCCGGAGCCGGTTACGGCATTCGTTCCCCCGGCCGACGGGAAGTATCTCTCGGCCAAGGTATTCTTCAATCGCCCCGCATGGGAGGGCCTGACCCGCGGCAAGGTCTCGCAAGGGCTCCTGCAGATCAACGTCGTCTGGCCGAAGAACAAGGGCGTCATCGCCCCGCTCCGCATCGCCAAGGCCGTCATCGCGCATTTCCCCAAGGCCCTCCAGTTGGCCAGCAGGGTCAAGATCAGCGGCCAGCCGTGGTCCGCCTCTCCGATCTCCGCCCCGAGCGAGGTCGTGATCCCCGTCACCATCCCGTGGAGCGCCGTCTAGGCACCACCCCGACAATCCGCAGGCCTTCACCGGCCTAGGACCGCCCCGCCGCCGAGATGGGCTCCGGCTTCGTTCAATCATGAAAGGGGCCAGCCCCATGTCGATCGCTCAAGGGATCGGCGGTGTCGCCTATGTCGCGCCCGCCATCTCCGAAACCAACCGCGTCGCTTCCAGCTACGTCTCGCTGACCTACACCGAGATCGGTGACGTCGAGACCTTCTCCGACCACGGCCCCGAGGGCGCCGTTGTCAACTTCACCCCCCTGAAGGACGGCGTCGTTCGTCAGCTCAAGGGTTCGACCAACCCCGGCAACTTCACGATCACCTGCGCCGACAACCCCCTGGACGCTGGCCAGATCGCCATGATCGCCGCTGCCGCCACCCGCCGGCTCTATCCGATCAAGATCGTCGCGGCCGACGGCGCGGACAGCAACGACACCGACACGGCAGTCTACTTCGGCGTCCGGGTCCTGTCCGCCAAGGCCTCGCGCGGCGCGGATGGCGTCAACAAGCGCGTGTTCGTCTGCGCCATCGATACGACCGAGCATGAAGTGCCGTCCGTCGCGGTCTCCGGCGGCTCCTAAGACCGCCCGGCCCGGTAACAACTCCCCCCCGAAACTCTAGCGCCGCGGTCGCACCCGGCGTCCTTTTCCAAGGACCGAACCCATGAGCCTGCTTTCCCTCAACACCGCTGTCGCCGCCAACGAAGGCCGGGTCATGCCCGTCCTGCACCCCGACGACCGCACCCCTCTGACTTGGGGGGACAAAAAGAAGCCCCTGACCCTCACCCTGCTGGGCAAGGACTCCGACACCTTCATCAAGGCCGACCAGGCCATGCGCAGCAAGGCCATGGCCCTGATGACCAAGGGGGTGAAGTTCTCAGCCGCCGCCAACGATCTTCAAGTCGCCGAGACCCTCGCCCGCTGCACGACCGACTGGTCCGGCATTCCGCAGGGCTGGGTCGACGGGTCGAACAGCGAGGAAGCGGCCGAGTGCTCCTATGAGAACGCCGTCGCGCTCTACCAGAACGCCGGGGTCAGCTGGCTCCGGACCCAGGTCGATGAGTTTGTTGGCGAGCGCCGAAATTTTTTGACCTCTGCGCCGACCAACTAGTCGACTTCGCCGAGGCCGTCTTCGCCAACCGGCGCGAGCTTCCGGACTTCCCGGACGTGCTTGAAGCGGTGTGGGCGGCCTTCGTCGATCTGTCCGGAGCCCGACAGGTCGGGATGGCCGCCAACCCGATCCAGTGGTCTGAAATCGAGGCCTACCGCCGCCTGACATTCGCCTGCCTCGGCGCATGGGAGGTCGGCCTGATCCGTCGTCTCGACGCGGCGGTTCTCAAGATCCTGAACCCGGCCCCTACGACCAACACCGTCTCCGCTCGGGACGGCAAGGGTGTGCTCTCGATGATCCGGGGGCAGGCCGCGCGACACAAGAAACCAGCAGCCGAGGGAGGCTAGAATGGACCTGGCAGTCCTCGGCATGCGTTTCGAGACGCAAGGGGCCGATACGGCTAACCGGCAACTCGAAGGCGTGGCTGTCAACTCCGGCCGGGCCGAGCGGGCCAGCGATGCTCTCACGGCCTCGATGCGTCGCCAGCAGGCGGTCATGAGCGCGATGAAGTGGGCTTCCGGCCTGATCAGCATCGCGGCCCTGACGGCGGCTTTCGCGGCCCTTCGCAAGGCGACCCTGGAATACTCCGCCAGCCTCGCGGAAGTTTCGACGCTGGTCGACACGGCCAAGGTCAGCATGGACGAACTATCCCGGGCAGCTATTCAGCAGGCCGGGCAGTTCAACTCCGCGCCGATCACCCAGACGCAGGCGCTGTACCAGATCATCAGCGCCGGCGCCTCGACTGCTGCACAAGCCATCGACACCCTGACAACGGCGAACAGGCTGGCCGTGGGGGGCGTCACGACCGTCGCGATCGCGGCGGATGGCCTGACCTCGGTACTGAACGCCTACGGGCCCCGCGTCGAGAGCGCAACAGCAGTCTCTGATGCCATGTTTGTCGCGATGCGCGCCGGCAAGACCACCATCGCGGAGTTGTCAGCCAGCCTCGGCCAGGTCGCGCCGCTCGCGGCCCAAACCGGTGTCTCCTTCGATGAACTGACCGCCGCCACCGCAGCGCTGACCAAGGGCGGCATCTCAACCAGTGTTGCAACGGCAGGCCTGCGGGCCATTCTCGCTGCTGTCGCCAAGCCATCGGACGAAGCTGGGAAACTGGCCGCCGCCTTGGGTCTTGAGTTCAACTCCGCCGCTCTGGCGTCCAAGGGGCTGGCGGGCTTCCTCGCCGATCTGTCGGCCAAGACGGGCGGCAACACGGATGCGCTGGCCCTGTTGTTTGGAGGGGTCGAGGCACTGGTTCCAGTCATGGCTCTGTCTGGTCAAGCCGGGCAGGACTTCGCCGCCATCATGCAGGACATGGAAGGCAAGGCCGGAGCCACCGGTGAGGCCTTCGACAAGATCGCGAGCGGTCCCGCGTTTCAGGTCGGCCGCATCTTCTCGACCATGGCGGCCAACGCCATAGCGTTCGGCAACGCCCTGCTTGAGGTTGCCGCCCCGGCCATCGGATCTCTGGACGCCATCCTTCAGGGAACATACGCCAACGCTGGCCAGATGAAGGTCGTAGTTGACCTGCTGACAGTTGCGGCCATCGCGTTGGCCGTCCGGGCCATCATTCCCCTGACGGCCTCGATAGTGTCAAATACTGTCGCGGCTGTGCTCGGGTCAAATGCCTTGCGCGCCTACGCCCTGTCGGTCGCCATGGTCGGCCCCGCCGCCGCCACAACGACCGTGGCGGTTTCTGCTCTCCGGACTGTACTGGCTTCCACCGCCGCTTTCCTCATCGGGCCGTGGGGCATCGCCATCGCGGGCGCAGTCGGGCTTTACCTGCTGATGCGGGACGCCTCCGTGAGCGTTGCTGCGGCGATGCGGGACGAAGCCGCTGCGGCCGGCGCTGGCGGGCAAGAATACCTCCGACTGAGGGATGCGGCCGAAGCGGCCGCTGTGGCGCAGGCCGGGGTCGACACTGGCTCTCGCGGCGCCGCCGGTGGCCTGACCGCAGCCTTGTCGGAAGCCGAAAGGCTGACTGCTGCCCTGACCGCACTCGGGATCGAGGCCGAGTTCACGGCGAACAAGCTCGCGTCTCTCGGTCTGGCCCGCGCCCGCAGCGCCCAAGCTACTGCCATGAGCGATCTGGATGAGTACCGACAACAGCGAGAGCGTACCGGAGGCCTTGGAGACCTTTCCGGTCTGGCGCTGCGTCGCCGCACCCAAAGACTTGAAGATGCGACCGCAGAGCTCAGGGTGGCGACCGCCGTAGCCAACCAGGCCTCGGCCAATCTGAACAGCGGACTGTCTGAATCCGAGCGCCGCCGCGCACAGGGCGGCGTGGACGCAGCCGAAGCCGCCCGCCTTGCTGCCGCCTCCAGAGCTGCCGCTGCCGCAAGAGCGGTGGGCTCCTCCGGTTCCGGAAGGACCGGAAGAACAGACGAGGAGCGTGACTACGACCGCCTCGTCAAGCAGTCCGAAAAGTTCGTGGAGTCCCTCAAGGAAGAGACGGCCCAGATCGGCCTTAACTCGATCCAGCGCAAGCAGGTCTCCATCGACATGGCCGCCGCCCTGGCGCCAACCGAAGCCCTCGCCGCCGCGATCCGCGCGGAAGGGCAGGCGTGGAAAGAGCGTGCCGAAGCCTTCGAACGGTCGGAGGCTATCCGCTCGGTTGTCGAGAACACATCCCGAATGCAGGACCAACTCCAGATGATGGATCTGGAACGCGATCTGATCGGGGCCACCAACGTCGAACGGGCCCGCCAGTTGGCCATGCTCCAGACCGAGTTGGACCTGCGCCGGCAGATGGCAGACATCAAGCGCCAGACCGGTATCGAGGTCGATCTGGTCAACACGCCGGAAGGGCAGGCGGCCATCGGCGCTGCGGGCGCGACCGCGGTTGCGAGTGAAGGAAACCGGCAGGCGCTGGCGTCCTACAATCTGGGCCTCGAATACCAACTCGACCTGCTGCGCCAGATTGACGATCACGCCCGGTCCGCGGCCAGCGGCTTGGCGGACTCTTTTGGGGAGACCGGCCGGGCGCTAGGCTCACTTCTGACCGTGATGACGAGCTATCAGGCTCAGATCGAGGCCATTTCGGAAGCCCAGCGCCGCTACACCGAAACTGTGGGCGCCGGGAACGAAGACTCGCAGCGCATGGCGATGTTCGAACGCGACCGGGCGCAGGCCCAGGTTCAGCAGTACGGCGATATGCTTGGGGCGGCCAAAGGGTTCTTCAAGGAAGGCTCAGACGGCTACAGGGTGCTGCAGGCGGCCGAGCAAGCCTACCGCCTGTTCCAGTTCGCCATGATGGTTCAGTCCATGGTCATGGGTGGGCAGGAGACGGCCGCCACGGTCGGGCAGAACGTCATCAAGGCCGCCTCCCACGGTGTCGTGGCTGTAGCCCGCGCTCTGGCCTCGCTGCCGTTCCCGTTCAACCTCGCGGCGGGAGCGGCGACCATTGCGGCTCTGGCGGCCATCGGAGTCAAGCTGTTCGGAGGCTCTGGCGGTGGAGGCGGAGGGGGTGGCGGGACCTACAACCCGGCCCCGATCAACTCGCGCGAGGACAGCGTCAACACCGCCCGCTCGCAGGCCTCTTCGGCCCAGTCCGGCGGGCAGGCCTTCGCCGGAATGGTGGCGCAGTCGGTCAAGGTTGAGATCGGTGTCAATGACGACCGCTTCAACGCCTACGTCGATGGACGCGCCGCCCCCATGGTTCAGGCTGGCGCACAGGCCAGCTTCTCCGGCGCCCGCAAGGCTGTCCCCGCCGATCGCTCCCGCACCGACCGCTTCACCCTTGGACGGAAACGCTAATGGCCGCCGTGACCCTGCCGACCACGCCCGGCTTTGTCGCCATGACGCCCCGGTTGATCACCTCGCGCACGGAGAACCAGCCCGCATTCGGAACCCCTGACCAACGCTATTCCCGCATGGGGTCGCGCTTCGCCTTCGACTTCGAGGTTGAGCCGATGACGACCGAGGAAGCAATGGACTGGGCCGGGATCGAGACGGAGTCCGAGACCTGCGTCGTCACTATCCCGCAGATCGAGTTCGACACGGGGGCGCCGGGATCGCCGCTGGTAGATGGTGCGGGCCAGAGCGGGACGACGCTCAACCTCAAGAGCCTGACACCCCAGTACGTCATCCGCGCCGGCCAATGGCTGAACATCACCACCTCTGGCGTGATCTATCTCTACCGGGCCGCGGCCGAGGTAGTCGCGGACGCGACCGGTGTCGCAGCGGTCACCCTGACGACGATGCTCCGCAAGCCGCACCTGAACAACGACGTGGTGAACCTGACCGATCCCAAGGTCGAGGGCTTCGTGACCCTCTCGGAGAATGCCTGGGCCATCAAGGGCGAGGACAGGCTGATCCGCCTGACCTTCACCATCAAGGAACAGGCGTAAAATGGACGCCGACCTGATCGCCGCACTGGGCGGGAAAGCCCCCCTCTCGGTGCTGCTGGTCACGGCGATATTCCCAAGCCACACCGCCCGGATGACCGACGGCGGCTTCGTGGTCTGGGGAGCCAACACCTACGAAGAGACCGACAGCCTTCTCGGCTCCGTCTCCGACATGGAAGAGATCGAGGACGGAACCGGCGATCAGGCCACCACATGGGCCATGTCCGTCATGGCCCCGCCAGAATCACTGGCATCCATCGCAGCCCCCGAAGCCCAAGGGTCGGTCATCACCGTTCACCTTGGCGCCGTGAACCGCGCTACCGGCCTGCTGATCGGGGAGCCCGACCTGCTGCAGCGGGTCGAGTTCGACGTCCCCCGTATCGGGGTTGGAACATCAACCACCCTTGACCTCGACTGCATCACCGAAGAGGCCCGGATGTTGGAGCCGAACGAAGAGCGCATCCAGTCCGACGCCTTCCATCAGTCTGTCTGGCCGGGCGAACTTGGCTATGAGCACCAGACCAGCGCCAAGGTGAAGATCTGGTGGCGCGAAGACGGGCCGAGCGTTTGACCGGCCGATCGAAGCGGGCCGATGCCGTTCGGGCCTGCATCCAGCGATTTCGCGGCAAGGCCTATGCACCGGGCAAGCGCGACGACGTCCTGATGGCGGCGCACCTGTTGCACCACCTCGGCATCTCGGTCCCGGTGCTGAAGGGATGCGAGTGGAAGTGCGAGGCCTCCGGGCTGCGGCTTCTGAAGCGCAAGGGCTTCGGCTCCCTGCATGAGGCGGTCGACACCCTCGGGCTGGAGCGGATCGGCTGGGGCAGCGCAAGGCTCGGCGACCTGATCGCCCTGCCGTCAACCTGCGGAGTCGGGGCGCTGGCCGTCCACACCGGCAACGGGACCATGCTGGCGTATCGCGAGGGCCGCGACGAGGCCGGGATCATCCGCATCAGCGACGCCCTTTTCGCCTGGAGAACGACCTGATGGGCAAGGCGCTCGGAAAGGTGGGCGACTTCATCTCCGATCTCGGCGTGGTGGGCGCTACCCTGATTTTCGGTGTGATGGGCTTCGCCATCGCCTCGATGCCGGAGCCCGGTCCAGACGAGAGCCGCGCCAGCGAGTTCAGCTACAGGACCGACGCCGGCCTCCCGATCCCGTTCGGGCGCGTGCCCTACGCCGGAGACGTGAACTACCGGGTCGCCTACGACGCCACCAACCGGTTCCAGTCGATCTTCGCCACCTTGGCCGCGTCTGGCCCGATCAAATCGATTGTCAACTTCGCCTGTGACGACGAACTGACCTCTTTCCACGCCACGACGAACATTGCGACCAATGGCGAGCACCAAGGGAACATGTGGCTGAAGACCCTCTTGGGGACCCAGCCGCAAGCCGCTCTGACCAGCCCGACCGGATCTGGAGCGCCAGCTATTCCGGCGCCAGACTGGGGGGTCAACCACAAGCAGTCAGGCCGGGCATGCTACGTCCTGACCCTGTTCGAAAACTCCAAGTTCACGGAGTTCCCGGGCGGTATCCCCAAGCCGCGGTTCGTCCTCGAGGGCGTCTACGGTTGGGACCCACGCCTCGACAGCACATGGCCCGGAGGATCGGGCTCCTGTGACATCGAGGACCCCACGACATGGGTCTGGATCAGCAATCCGGCCATCGCGGCGCTGAACTGGGTGATCGGGCGTTGGGAGGGGCTCTCGGCCACCTACAGCCCGGATCGCTACGGCGTTCCCTACGACTGCTCTCTCGTGGCTGGTCTGGGGGCCAGTTTGGACGGGATTGACGTCGCCGCCTTCATGAATGCGGCCAATGTTGCGGACGCGAACGGCTGGACTGTCTCAGGCGTCCCGACATCGACGGACGACAAATATGAGGTCCTGACGAAGCTGCTGCAGGCCTGCGGAGCGGAGCCTTCACGCAAGGCCGGCAGGATCAGTTGCATCGTTCACGCCGAAGAGGTTGCGTCATCGGTCACGGTCACGGCGGCCGATACGGTTGGCCCTGTCCAACTCTCGCTGGGCCAGTCCAGACTTGATCGCCGCAACACCGTCATTCCCCGCCCGCGGCTCGAGGATCACAACTGGGAACTGACGCCCCTGGCTCCGGTCTCGGATGCGGCCTGGCTGGCGGAAGACGGGAACACCGTCCGTAGCAAGAGCCTCGACCTTCCGTTCGTCTCCGACCCAGATCAGGCAGCGCAACTGGCGTACTACCACCTCGCCAACGCCCGCGAGCCCGTAGCCGGGTCCGTGACCTTCAAGCCCCATATGCGGCGCATCGAGCCGGGCGACTGCTTCACCTTCGCGGAGCCGGGCTTCGTTCTGGACGGCGTCAAGGTCAAGTGCCAGCGCCGCGCGTTCGACCCGATGAGCGGCGGGGTCAAGATCACCTTCCGACAGGAGACGGACGCCAAACACGTCGCTGCCGTTGGAGAGGTCGGAACCGATCCGACAGTTCCGGTGCTGCCGACGCCGCTTGATCCGACGCCGACCACGCCCGGGGCGCTGGACTGGAGCGTATCGCCGCGCGCGGCCGACCCCAGCGGAGCCCAACAGTCCGGGATCGTCATCACCGGCGCCGCGGATGGCGACAACATCGGGTCGGTTCAGTTCGAGGTTGGCCCTACCAACACCGGGCCGTGGGAACAGGTCTATTTCGGTCCGGACACGACGGAGGGGGTCCCCGTCAACGGCCTGAAGGGCGGCGCAACCTACTATGTCGCGGTCACGAACTGGTCGCTGAAGGGCGCGCCGTCCGCCAAGCTGGTGAAAGGCCCCTACACGGCTCCGGGTCTGGTCTCGGAGAGCTTCGTTGACGCCGGCGCCCTCGCAGTTCTGGACGAAGCCGACACGGCGCAGATCACGCCGAACGCGGTCACCAACTACGCCTCCGCATCGACGGCGACGGCGCAGACCCTGACCGGAACGACGCCGAAGAAGGTTGCCGAACTGACCTATGTCAGCACGGGCGGCCGACTGGAGATCCATGCCAACTTCTTCATGACGGTTTGGCACCCGGCGGCGGGTGACATCGAAATCCAGACGCAGATCAAGCGGACTGGCGTCGGCAACGTCTTCGATCTGGTCGTGCCGGCCATTGGCGGCGACCTCTATCAAGGCTGGCAGACGCCGACCGTGGTCGAGACGCTGGCGGCGGGGTCCTACACCTATGAGGTCTGGGTCACGCTGAACGACAGCGGGGCGGCGACGCAAGAGGTCGTCGGCATGGTCCTCAGCGTCCGGGAGGAAAAGCGATGACCGACCGGGCCGTGATTGTGGATGCAGCGACCGGCGCTCTTCTCCGGTTCCTGACGATGCCGCCCACCATGCTGGCGCTGAATGTCGGAGCGGGTGAATCGGCGTTTCAGATCATTGATGACGACGGCCTGCACATATCCGGCGACCACGTCATCGTCTCAGAAGCCGGAGCGTGGGCCGCCAGTGAGACCGCGCCTCCGGGCCTGATCCTGCCCGCGACGACCCTCGAATACGTCGCCACCTAGGCCCCTGACACAGCGAGACAATCCGCCATGAAACAAGCCACGCGAGGGGCCGAATGATCACGCCTGGAACCCTGCCGCTCACGGTCC